TTGCGTAATATGAAGCTGGCTTAAGTCTCGCTCACTAAGCTGCTTGATTGCAGCGCCACTGCTAACGTTTACAGCACGCTTACCTAACGACACAGAGTGCAGCCCCGACACATCACCCATTTCTGATTGAATCCTGGTAATGTTATCTAAGACATAGCCAGGTAGTGGGGCCGGGCTCATTGTCCTTGGCTCGCCACCTGCTGCGTTGTAGTAAATTTTCTCGCCTGGGCGGTCAGTAAATGCATTAGTTGGAACACCTGCTGTCTTTGGAATAAGCACTTTAGGGTTCGCCATAAGCTCGGCGTTTTGCACAATTTGACTACGAGCCTTGTTGTAAAACCACTGAAGGTCTACCAAAGGCTCTATAAGCCCAAGGCCCCAGCACCGCGTTGGTATCTCTGAGTATCGTATAATTTGCACGGGAAACGGATCAACAAGCGCATCTTCCTCTTGGAACAGGTATTTGCTTCCTGTCATGATTGCGTGACGCCCATCCCTCCAGTAAATCTCATATACTTCAATCCGGCCTTTTGGTCGCGTTCTTCCTAACGGTGAGTCTTGCTGAGATGCCGTAGGTGCGTCCTCAATATATTCAGCTTCGTCAGGGTATGCTTTCTTAAGGTCTTCTTTAGTGTGAAACGTCCTTAAAGCAACCCATGAGCTTTCGTCCGGGCTAGACACATCTGCTTCAAAAAATATGTCATAGGCGTTATACGGCTCTGTTGTGACCATTTTTTTCTGCGGGTCATAATACGTGTGAAGCGCAACAGTTCCGCTTGAGATTAAATAAGAAAACGATCTTGCAAGTTTGTCTTTAAGCTCATCGGCGTTCCAGTGATACTCAAGAAACAACTCAGTTGCCTTGGCTTTTGTAACATCTTCAGGTGATGCAGAGGCTGGCATTACGGCCATTGAGGGATAATTAACCGTAAGGCGACTAAGGATGTTTCTGTAAATATTAAGCAGCAGGTTAATGGTGACCCGGCTATTTCCGCCACCTTTTGGGCGCACCATTTCATAGCGGCCCAGGGTGTTGTCATAGCTAAGGTGCTGGTTTCCTTGCAGGAACAGGAGACTTAAATCCCACGCCCGCTTGTATTCCATTTTTGAGCTTGATGACTCTCTTAAGAGTCCCTGCATGTTTTTAGGAAACTTTGACATATGTTAAATCTCGTCTATTAATGTGCCAACTCCGCTACCGGCTGCACCGCCCAAAGACATGCCAAGGGCTGGTTGCCCAACGGCAAGCCCTGCAATCCCCCCCACAAGCGTTCCCAGCGCTCCTCCTATTCCAGAGCCCTTACCCGGTTTGCTTGCAAATTGTATTTGATTTTGTGCAGCTTGTTGCATTGCATTTTGTGCAATGTTTTGGCTTGGCGCAGGGGCTATTGGCCTAACTGGGGGTAGCTCTTGAACCCTACGGTTGGGCGAAACGGTCATAGAAGCTGGAGACATTGATGTCCCAAGAGGCTGGTTAAGCATTACTTCGGCCATCTAAAACTCCTTTCCCCACAACGATGGAGGGGTTTCGTAAGACTGGATTTCTTTTAGTCTTTGTTTTTCGCTAAGTCTTTCTCGAACGTGATCAGATATTTTCTGAATCAAATATATATCAAGCAAGACAAACGTTATACAGCCAAGCACCTCAACCATTACGGAAGAGGTAGGCTGTTAGGGTCTGTGCTTCCACGGAACCACAAAGAAACACTAACTTCTGCATTTACATCTGAGGTCATTGTTCCGCTTCGAACGCTTCGCATGCACAGCAACTCTTGAGCTTTTAAAGATACGTCCAGATCAACAAACGTAGTCGGGTGTGTATCGTTAAGGGTGCGGTCCCAAGTAATTTCAGGGGCTCCCTCTATGGGTGCAAAGTTAGCCGCAATAGCAGGTGCGCCAACCCTCAACTTGCCAAGCGTAAAGGTTAATGCTCCGGGGTCGGCAAATACTATGTCTGTTGTAGACATATAAGACAGGCTCATTCTTACAAGTTTACAGTCTAGTGCAATCCCAAGGGTGGGAACTGTGCCGCTTGTTCCACTAACAGTGTTGTCTGCAAAGTGCAGAAAACGAGGAGCAGTGCTGCTGCCAATGTTTTCACCAAGGATTCCGTTAACGCATGTAATCCATTGAACGTTGGGTGCTGAAATCATGTTTTGTTCCTTTAAAGAAGGGAGGGGGTGTTGCCCCCTCCCTTATAACCCTAGAGTGACACTCCAACAAGGATGACGTTGCAGTTAGGCTGCTTGCACACCACATTGTAGTACCATCGGTAGAAGCCTTCGTAAGCATCACGATCATCGATTCGGCTTAGAACGTTTCCATCGAGGTCGGCAAACCCGGCTGCTTCAAGCTCCGTAATACACCAAGTGTCTTTTCGGAGGAAGATGAGGCAACCACGAGGCACCGCACGTCCAACTTTAATTGGAACACCTGAGTAGGAAAGCTGCAAGAAGCCACCGTCGCCACCGCGAGCTTTGTCGGTGTCAGTCTTTAATGAAGCTTGCAACAACGAAGTATACTGCTGACGGGTGGTTGGGTTCATCATGATAACATCATGCTCGTGCCCTCCACCGTTAGGAGTAATCCCTGCGCCTTCCGTAACGTTGTTGTTTGTTGTTGTTGGAATGGGATTTCCGTCAACATAAACACGGTCCAAGCACTGCTGCATACGAGCAAGCGTCAAGGCTGCGCGTGCGTGCGCTCCAGTTTGCGCTTGTGTCAAAACAATACCACGAAGCTGCGCTTCTTCACCTGCCGCTGGAGGAGTAGAGCTAGTCCGCGTCAACCCAAAGTAAGCGCTTGGGTTTGCTTCGCCAACATTAGCAACAGTTCCGTTAGACGCAATGTTTGAAAACAAACCACTTGGCTCTTGTAGCTGCGAAAGAGCAGCGCCATTAACACCAAAGTTTGCCCCTGCGCTATCAACAGCCTGTGCAAAACGAAGAGCAAGACCAATTCCAAACCCGTCAACAACACCTGCTGTCTGAAAGTAAGCACCGGCAGCGTCGTTAGAGCCATAGCTAAGGGTAATAGTCGAAAGCGACGTATCAATTCCGCTTACAAAAATGTTACCATTAGTCGCAACGCCGCCAGGACCGGCAGTGGTAATTAGCTGAACGTCTTTAAAGTTATCCATTCGGATAAGACGAACAGGGACCCAAGTGGACGTTGTTCCAGCATCAACTAGCAAAAACGGCGTAAAATCACCAGTGTACTCAAACGTAAACGTTCCCATGTTTGCGGGGACGTTTGTCTGCGCTCCACCAGAAATAACAATAGTTCCAGCACCTGCATTACCAGCAATGTGCTGGTTTAGGAATCCACGGATTTCGTTACCGAAAACGGAAACACCGTTTGCACTGTTACGCACGTCGTTGACGAGCTTCTTCATCTCAGCATCGACGTATCCGATAAATGCACCAGTTCCGCCCGACTTAGCAGCCGAAATTGCAGGACCAGTAATTTGGAAACGTCCGTACTGGAACTTGGCGTTTACTTGCAAACGAGCGTATCCCTGTGCTCCAGCAGTTGGAAGCGCAGCGTTCTCGGCGGCAAAACTAACGCCAGTGTTACGGTCAACATGTACTGGAATGATTGCTACTCGTCCCTGCCAATCGACAGTGGCTTTCTCAAACATTTCAAGCACATGTACTTCATTATTAATCTCTTCGATGACCGGCCCAAGGTAAAACTCCTTGAGGATGGACTCGAACGTAGTAAGTGTCGCTACCATTTAAATTCTCTCTTTTGTGTTAGAACAAAGTATTTGTTCGTAAAAATTTATGAAGGGCCTTATTGGCTTCCTTCAGATTCTTTGGCTTGCTGCCATCCGGTTGCGCTGAACTAACGTTCGCACTTCCTGTTTTAGCAGGACGAGGAGCAGCCTTCTTAGCGGGTGCTGGGTTTGACTCCAAGTACTCACTAATTGCCTGCTCACGCAGTTGGTTGACAAACGATTGATAACGTTCAGCAACGTCCATTACGGACACGCTGCCATCATTTGCAACAGCCTCTAAGATGGCGCGACGGGGCACATCGGGGTATTTAGCTTCGGCCTGCTGCATCTGGTACTCCAGTTGCTGAGTTGCCGCTTGCACTTCGTAGGCTTGAACACGTTGCTCTAACTGGTTGTACTTGTTGCCGAACTGTGACTGAAGATGATTAAAGTAATTTTGCTCTTCTTCAGTAAGAAAGTCCGGCATTTCCACAGATTGCGGCGCTGCCTGCTGGTACTGCGCAACTGGTTCAGTCTGTTGTGACTGCCCCTGAAGGCTTTCCATCTGTCGCGCCAACTCTGCAACCTGGTGGGCAAGTGCGTCCTTTTCAGAGCGTAGTTGATTTCGTGCTTCAATGACCTGCTTGAAACGGTTGTACGGTACGCGATGAGTTCCTTCTGAGACGCTTCCATCATCTTCAGGCGTTTCATTTTGCACCATTTCCTCTGCCGGGGCTGCTTGCTCGGCTGGGGCCGCTTCAATAACGTCGCTTTCTACTTGCTCCTCTTTTACGTCTTGTTGCTCAGACGGGCTTGCGTCAACAGGGTCTTCCATGACTTCTGGCTCATTACCTGCAATTAGGTCTTGAATGTGGTCAACGGTGTTGCTGTCGAAGAACTTACTCATTGCTAACTCCTTTTACGTCCTGGGACGGGTTAATATCGTGGCGGCCTAGTTGACATAGGCGCTTCTGCCAAGGGTTTATCAAGCACAGAATCATGCTCGAATAAATGCTCACTTTTTCTATATAGCCTTCCGGTCTGCATTTCAAAAGTTAGCATGTCTTTAATTGATGTTGGGGCCTTCTTTGTTTTGACCTCTTGTTCAGCATCTATTTGATCCATCGATATAAGGGCAAGAGCGCATGCCATGATCATGTCATCATGCCTGCCAATCTCTGCCTCCGGCTTGCCAGACTTGTTAAACACAAACGTGTTTATCTCAGACTGCAACGTCACATCGATGGGGTTAAGCCACTCACGGCTCACATACTCCTGCATTCTCGCTATCAGGATTGCACGAGTAGACTTGTTTGTGTTAAAGCCAAGGTTTTCCGTATATCGGTTTTTAGCCGTATCGTACTTAACACGCCGGTACATATGGACGTATTCTTGGCCAATAAGGTGCTCAATAACGCTTAAGCCGTAAGAGTTAGACTCAACACACACCAGGGCGCTGTACTTCTTTGCCTCTTTAAGCACATCGTTGGCAAACTCTGCTGGCGCAACCTTCTTGTAGTACGTCGAAACAATCTCTGGTTTCTTTTTGTCTGTGCAATCGAGCAAGCAATAGGCTGAGTAG